TACAATCTTCGCTCATCCGCTAAAAGAAAAGCCCCACTGGGGGCTACCGTGTAAACAGTATGAAGAATAGCGCTAAGGCTATTAGTCCATACAATACGGCTTGTTTCTTTTCTCTTGGATACATATACTGTGCTTGGAATGTTAACAATACATCGGTGAGATAGCAGCGGGATTGCTCCCACTACTATCACCGAAGTTCATCATGTGCTTGATTAAGCCTCTTCTTCCACTTCTTCAGCAGCACGCAGTGCAACCCTGATTGCATCTTCAGTCATGGCCTTAGTAACCACAACTTTCAGTTCAGGATGTGCTTTAGCATACGCTTTCAATGCCTCTCTGTCCATTGCATCGAACTGGTCAGGTGCAGAAGTTTCTTCAGCAGCACCTTCACCAAGGAATGCTGATACATCGAATGATGTGCCATAATCCAATACTTCAGGTTCTTTAATGCTGATGGTACTTGGGTCAATGGTCAACAAAGAGCCATTCTCTGTATCAACTTTGATAACAGTGGCTGAAATGTCAACACCATTTGCCAACTTATCAGCAATAGCTGATGGCAATATGATACCGAAGCTTACCTGACATGCATTCAGGAACTGGTTGTACAGTTCACTGGCTGCCTCTGCATTGCCGGCTTTCTCTGCCTTAGCAGCATCAGCCAACCATTGCCTGTTACGTGGATTACTCAACGCAAGCTGACTGTTGGTTTTGGTGTTGAAGATTCTCTTTTGCAGTATAGTACCTTCCTGTCCGGCAAGGGTTGACAATACCAGTTCGCCTTTAGCGTTCTTTACATCGATAACGTTGCCGTCACCCTGTACTGTCATAACCACTTTTTTACCTACCATGCTAACGGGCAATGTTGCACGTTTCTTCATGATGCTGTTTACTGATTGTGCGTTCAGTGGACGCTGTTGTGTGCTCATTGTGTTTGAGTTTAAATGTGAGTAATATGCCAATGAATTCTACCTTATGTGACAAATGCCACGGGTATTTCGATTGCAAAACTTAGGGTGGGACTAAAACCCGAAGTGGTACTACGTACCCGCGATCTCAATCCAAAATTTTACAGTATAAAATTTGACCCGGAGTACTTATACTAATCCTGAATCTCACACACGCGGTCTCTCTCAAAAATTTTAGCCATATAAAAATTTTCAGTACCTTACCTAACACTTTACGGTATTACTATTAAACTATACACTCATGAAACTACTGGACTACGGTGTAGTATACATGGTTGTGTCCGCAAAGGAAGATATGCCTTCTTCTGCCCTGGATGCGGACACAACCATGTATACTACACCGGAGAACAGGAGCAACCTCAGTTCAGGTGGGGATTTAATGGTGATATGAATAACCCAACCTTTACACCATCATTATTAAACCGGTGGGGAAAGTATGCTAATCCTAACTGGAAAGAACCAGAGGATGCACCGCCGGATAATAAGTGGTCAGGTATCTGTCACCTGTTTGTAACCAATGGAATGATACATTACTGTGGAGATTGTACTCATGAATACAGTGGTAAACAGAATGTACCTATGAAGGATATGGATGAAGTTTCTACCACGCCGTAATTTCCGCAACCTGGTAGATTACGTAATAGTAACGTGCATACAATCACTATCTTAGTACAGAACAATAGTTCTTGCGTTTAAGCTTTGAGTTTAATGACTGCCGGGTAATTTCTATTACACCGGCGTTTTATTTCCGGTAACTCCTTAACTTTATAATATGGTAGCACCTTACAGATGTATACAGTTGCACGAAAGGGATGATGATACCCCCGAGTATCTTACACCGCTGAAGAAACCCAGGTCACCCGGTGATTATGATCAGGTACAAACTGAACTGGATTTGATGGAAGTGATAGCAGTGGCTGAGGCACTTAGTAAGGTGGGGAGTATAATTACATACCGGTGCGGATTATCCATGCATGTACTGGTACCAATACTGGAGATGTACACGGTGATAGATAATATGCGTATCAACCAGCTAAAGTATAATCTGCTTAATAGCGCACAGTAAATAAACACTCATTATATGGATCAGACACAATCATTAACCTTCGGTCAGAAAGCTGTAGGGTTAACATTCAACCACGGTGAAGGAGAGATATTCGAGATGGTAAATAAGGCTAAGCAAACCTGCGCAGATGCCATAGACCAGATGAAAAGTATTATGGATACTGAGGGCAGAAGTGAGCGTGCGGCGCTGGCTACTATTGCCTACAGGAAACTGCAGTCAGCACAGATGGATATGGTGAAAGCCATTACCTGGAAAGATTAATTTGGGGTTATCAATTACAGTTTGTATTTTGGTATCCTTCTCATAAGCAGTTAGTTTTGGTAAAAGCGGCCCTTGTTTCTACAGGGGCTTTTATTTGGATTAATATTTGTAGTATATTTACATCATGAGCCTATTTACAATCAGGATAAAGAAAGTGATCATTGAAGAATGTACCTGCTGTAAGGAAGATACCAAACCAGCAGTAAGTTACATCTCAAACCTTTCTGTACTCCGGGGCAATCAAATATTGTTAACAATAAAAGGAAAACTTAACGTTATGGCATTCTCATTAAAAGACAACCAAAAAGCCGCCTTTCAACTGAAATTTGTTGATGCAAAAGGCGCAGATACTGATGCAGCATCAGTAGAATTAACTCTTGACCCTAATCCTGGTAATGCAACTGTTGCCTACGATGACCCAAGTAACACAGTTACTTTCGTAGCAGGTACACCAGGGGTACATGGTATTAAGATAGTTGCTAAGGATTCAGCTGGTAATGTTTTACCATTTGCTGATGTAGCTGCAGAAGTAACTGCCGGCGATGCAGTATCAGGTTCAGTTACTGAACCTGTTATCACTGCCCAATAAGCCGGTAACTTTAAACTTGCTAAAAGCCCGTACCTTGTGTATGGGTTTTTTATTATCTTTATGTCATGACTGACATCAAGACAAACATCAACCAGATACCAGTAGTTAACAAGAGATTATATAAGGAAACAGCAGGCATGAATAAAGTAGAACCTGCAGTGGTAAAGGATATAGTGGAACACATTGGTAAGTTTATACATGACACTATCAAGCGGGGAATGATGGAAACGGTGATGATCAATGACTTTGGTAAGTTCAGGCCCAAGACCAAAATACTGATAGCCATGTATAAAAAAGGCCTTAATGAGGGTAACAATATGCGTACTATGAGTAAACTACTGGCAGGAAGAAAGATTAAAACCAAGGATAAATGAGACTATTTGAAATTGACCCGGACACCTCAACTATCAAACTCAACAAGGAATGGATCCTGCTTATACCCGAGTTCGCTGAACTGTTTAAGCGTGACAAAGGTTCTGAAGGAGACTACCGTGGTGATAAGAAACTAAAGACCAAAAAGGAGCTTACCTTCGTCTACTTCTATGTAGATTTTGCCTCACCGATAACAGATTACGAAGAATCAGAACGCTGGCGTGAAGCCCTGTACTATGCTGACCTCACCGAGAAAGATATTGATGAGAAGGTGATCAATGCCTATAAGAAATATGGAGAGATACAGGTAAAAGGTTCACGTTCCCTGCGTACTTACAAGTCCCTGCTCAAGACACAGGATGCAATGGATAGTTACTTTGAGAACCTGGATATGCGTAAGCTTGATAAGAAAGGGGAACTGCTTAATGATCCGGTGCGCGTAGCTAACTCAGTTACAGGATTAAAGAAGATGTATGATGCTATTAATGACTTCCGTAAACGGGTGGAAACTGAACTCAAGGATGCAAGTACTGGTATTCGTGGTACTGCAGAGCTGGGGGATAATGAAGGTAAGGCCCGTATCTTCTCAGAGATGGATGTTATTAATGGCAGTAAGCATTCAGCTGAGGGAAGCACACCAACAGGAGCCAGTTTTGGTGAAGTAATGAGCAGTATACATACCCTGGCCAAACAGGAATTAAATATATCACAGGCAGAACTTGAAGCCACTAAAGATGATGAAGAGTAATGGGATTCCACAAACTGGTTAATACCGCACAGTTCTCCTACACTGCCCGTGATTTTAAGGCTAACGGGGGAAGATATACTACAGCACCTAAAGGTAGCCGTGATTACTTCCGCTTCTGGGAAGAAGAAGAGAAACGCTGCTTATATGGATACAAATGTGCAGACCTCTGGATACCGGGCAGGATGTATTTCTACATGAACTTCTTTCCCATGTCGAGGGTACCTGAAGCTGTTATGCTCAGGGCCTTAGAAGAACGCCGCTCATCAAAGACTGGACGTATATCACAGGTTGCAGTAGAGAAGACCATTGAGTTTCCTGCATTCTGGGAAATATCCTATGAATGGTGGAACCTGAAGCATATTGCCTGGTATGGTGGTGAGTTTATGGGTGTACATTCTGAAGGTAATAAACACATGTGTGCCCTGAAAACCAGGGGTGCTGGCTTCTCTTATATGGAAGCTGCAGATGGTGTATATAATTACAATTTTATACCAGGTTCTAAATCTTACTACTTCGCAGGTACTGAACCTTATCTTGTCGGTGATGCTATCATGGATAAGGTACAGGCAGGGTTGGACTGGATAAACCAGCACTCACCTTACTGGAGACAGAACAGGCAGGTAAAGAAATCTGTAATGCACCAAAAAGCATCTTACCTGGATAGCTATGGTGTGGAGAAAGGTTCCTTCTCTGAGATCATAGCTCAGGTAGTGGATAAACCTTCCAAAACAAGGGGTAAACGTGGACGTAAGATAGTAATGGAAGAGGGTGGTTCATTCCCTAAACTGGAAGATGCAGTGGAGGTATCACTGGGTAGTATATCCGAAGGTAGCATATACGTAGGGCAGATGTCAGTATTTGGTACCGGTGGTGAAAAAGGGCCGGGTATCCAGGGATTGGAAAACATATTCTCAAATCCGGTAGCCTGGGATATGCTGGCATTTAATAACATCTGGGAAGAGGGTTATCAGAATACAAAGTGCGGATACTTCGTTCCCTGCTACCGGGCCAACTCCTGGTATATGGATGAAGCGGGTAATGTGGATGTAATTGGTGCCATGAGGGCCGATACTATCCAGAGGGAAAAGAAGAAACTTACCGGTAAACCTAAAGATCTTGACCGGCGTAAAGCTGAGTATCCGCGTACACCGAAGGAAGCCCTGCAGCGTATGACTGGTAATGGATTTAATATTGAAGAGTGTGAGGCACAGATAAGAAGGATAGAAACCAGTAAAGCTTTGCAGGCAATGATACGCCATGGTAAATTCCTGCGTAATCCTGAAGCCGAGAAGAATGATCCGCATAGAGGGGTAGAATTCCTGCCACAACCAATAGCAATAGCTAAACCTATACTGGATTACCCACATAACCAAAAAGATGACCTGACAGGTTGCGTAAGTATTATTGAACGTCCCTTCACCGATGCGTCTGGCAGGGTACCTGATGATATGTACCTGCTTACTTTTGATAGCTATTATAAGGAACAATCAGAAGACCAGACCTCACTATGGAGCTGGAAGATATGGAAGCTGGCTAATCCTTATGACCAGTCATACGTTGACTTACCAGTAGCCTGGTGTGCTGGCCGCCCGGTGAAGTACCAGGATAATATTGACAGGATGTTTGCTGCTATGGATTACTATAATGCTAAAACGCAGGGTGAGATCGCTGGTGGTGGACAGGCTGTAGTAAACCATGCACGTACACACCGCAGGCTGGATAGCTTAAAGCATGAACCTGAAATGGCCCATAATAAAGAACTGGCCAGTAAATCTGCCGGCAATTCCTACCTGATGAATATGTCTGAAGGACGTAAAGCTTTAGGTATAACCTATATGGAAGACTGGCACATGCAGCCACGTGGAGTGGATGAGAAAGGTAATATTATACTAACAGTACACCGTATATACGATGTGGCGTGGCTCAGGGAGATGGCCAAGCATAATCCTGAAGAAGGTAACTTTGACCGTATATCTGATGGTATAATAGCCATGTACGAGATCAAGGAAAATTATGCTACACAGATAAAGCGCCGACGTAAGAAGAGGGAATTCTTTAACCGGCAGCTATATGGGGATGGACAGGAAAGTTCCTCTGGTACTACTACGGCGTATTAAGTATATGCTTATATTTGTAACAAAGTAACCATTATGGAGCAATCAAATACTGTAACAGCTGTACCCAATTCGCTCAACACTGGTGTAAGGCCTGTACAGATATTACCTTACAGTGAAAAGACTGACGATTGGTTTATCAGTAATGTCAACTTCTTTATCAGTAAGACCAATTATAATTATGGCACTGAATCATCAACACGTAAAGATCTCTACACCTTATATAATGTATACAATAACCAGTTCCCGCTTAACTGGTTTGATCATATCACAAATCCTCTCTCAGCAAAGAAGAAAGAGAATAAAGCATTCCCGGCGAAAATAAGGCCGGTTACCATACTTCGTCCAAACATAGACTTGTTACTGGCTGAGTTTCGTCACCGGCCCTTTACCTATGACGTGGAAAACTTAGGGGATTCCGGATACAGTGCCTATATGAACAGCATGTCCCAGGCTGCACAAAAGAACTTAACCGATCATTTTATACAGGCAGCCCTGCAGGAAGCGCAAGCCTCTGGCCAGCAACTTACACCGGAACAACTACAGCAACTACAGCAAAATCCACCACTACCAGATGAGGTAAAGGAAGAATTCCAATCTTCATACAAAGATGCTATGGCTATCAAAGCCCAGAAGTGGATGAACCGTACTGTACGTGAACATGAAATACGCCGTAAGCAGCACCGTATGTTCAAGGACTGGCTGATTGCCGGTGAGGCATATTCTTATAAAGGGGTGGATAATGACAGACTGGTATATAACCATATCTCTCCAATGAACCTGGATTATGATATGAGTGAAAAAGAAGAGTTCATTGAAGATGCTGAGTGGGTGGTACACCGTGATTTCTGGACATTATCAGATGTAGTGGATACCTTCTATCCGGTATTGCAGGAAGAACAGATGCAGAGATTGGAAAAGAATTCTTCTTATTCCATGTACTATACTACACCGGGAAGATTCTTTGATTACATGAATAATAGAGGTACCCATGGTAAGATACCGGTATTCCATGTACAATGGAAGGGTAAAAAGAAGATAGGTTTCCTTAGTTACCTGGATATGCAAACCTTCCAGTTAGTGGAAGAGGTAGTGGATGAGGATTATATCGTGGACAGATCCCGGGGAGAGCAGGTAGAATGGCGCTGGGTAAACGAAGTATATGAAGGCTGGAGATTAGGTGATGATATATACACCCGCATGCGTCCCGCTACTATACAGCGTACTGAAATGAATAACCATTCCATGTGTAAGCTATCTTACAATGGACGTAAATATTCCAATGCACACTCTGCTAATATATCTGTACTGGAGATTGGTATACCATTCCAGATCATGTATATTATTGTGACCTATATACTGGAACGTACTATTGCCAAGAGTAAGGGTAAGATAGTGCTGATGGATATTAATACCATTCCGGATAATGAAGACTGGGATGAGGAAAAGTTCTTCTACTATGGTGAGGCTATGGGTTATGCATTAATAGACCGTAGCCAGACTGGTGTGGATAAAAGCTGGAACCAGTACCAGGTTCTTGACCTGAGCCTGTTCGACCAGATTAAACAACTCATTGAATTGCAGCAGCATTTCAAACAGGAGTGGGATGATATACTGGGTATCAACCGTCAGCGTAAAGGACAAACTCTGTCCAGCGATGGGCAAGGTGTAAATGAGAGGGCCACTTTCCAGAGTACGGTAATGACCGATATGATATTCATTGGATTTGAAGAGTTCACTGCCCGTGATATGCAGGGTATACTTGACCTTGCCCCTTACCTCACCGCGAAAGGACAGTATGCACAGTATAATGACAGTGATTACGGTAATGTGCTTATGCAGATAATGCCCGGTGATTTCATCAACGAAGACCTGGGAATATTCATGCAGGATGCCAGTACAGCTATCCAGCGTATCAACGAGATGAAGCAGTATGCACAGGCTATGATACAGAATAACCACCAGCCCAGTACAGTAATGGAAGTATTATCAGCGGTAAATGTAGCTGACCTGAAAGCTAAGCTTAAACAGATTGAGCAGATTGATCAGCAGATTCAGCAGGCTACACAACAGAGTGAACAGGATGCTGAAGCACAGGCTGATGAGCGTAAGAAGGAATTCGCCCAGTTTGAAGAACTGCTTACTGAAAAGAAGATTAACCTGGAGTACGACCGCAAAGAAGATATTGAATACATTAAAGGTATGTTCAACACCTTTACTTTTAAAAACGGGGATAGCGATGCCAATGGGGTACCAGATGCAGAACAGGTAATGAAAATGGATCTGGAACGTACCCGCATCAAGCAGGATTATGAGCAAAAGTTACACGACCGTAACCAGAAGTACAGTGACCTTGACCGTAAGGAAAGAGAACTGAATGCTACCATTGCACAGAATAAGGCAGGCAATGCCCTTAAGGCTAAACAGATACAAGTATCAGCAAAGAAGAAGACAACACCATCTAAATAATTAAAACAAACACCATGACAACAATCAGATTTTTCAGGGAAGGCGGCGCCGGGGACAGTGGCGCTGGAGGTACCACATTACAGAATATTATTGACATTCAGCAGGCAGGTGGTGCAGCACCATCACCTACCCTTACCGAGCAGCAACTTGCTGAACAAAAACTGGCAGCACAAACAGCACAGGAAGCATTGGTAAAAGAAGCTACCAACGATGACGGTACTTTAAAGCCAGGCTATATTAAGGATGCCACTACCGGAATAGTAACTAAGGATGAAACTTATGTAGCACCGGTAGAAGGATTAAACGATGATGGCACTCTGCAGGAAGGTTATAAGAAAGATGAGCAGGGTAATGTTATTAAGGATCCCGACTATAAACCAACTGAACTCACCGATGAGCAGAAGATAGAGCAATTCTTTGACACGGTTAAATCCATTACCGGTAATGAACTGGTAGTGGAATATCCAGAAGGAGTGGATCCTCTTACACCACAGGGTATTGCTATCCGTGATAATGTATTGATAGAACAGGCACAGATACAGTTTGAAGAGCATCTGGCGGCTACTGACCCAAGAGGATATGCTTACCTGTTACACCGTAAGAATGGATTACCTGATGAGGATTTCTTCGGTGATAACAAAGGATTTATACTGCCGGCTAAAGCAGACTTTGAAGCTTCAGCTGATATGCATGCAGCAGTACTTCGTCATGACCTGCGTTCACGCGGACTGGATAATGATACAGTAGAATTACTGGTTAAAGACGCTATTACCAAAAATCAGCTTAAGGAAAAAGCTACTACGGCCTATACTAATATAGAAGCTGACCAGAAGAAAGTTTTGGATAACATCACCAAATATAATGCAGAGCGTGAAATGGCCCAGAACAATGCTATCAGTGGTATGGTAAAAAGCCTGGATGAGACGATCAACAGTGCTACAAAGTTTGTAATACCTGATGCTGATAAGCCTGCATTCAGAAAGTATGTATTAGACAGTTTGCGCTATGATGCACAGTCCAATACCTTTTCCCTGGTACAGAAAATAGAAGGGGAATCACTGGCCCAAACAGTGGAAGCACTCTTCTTTCAGCATAAAAAGGGGGATTTAAAAGCACTTATTGAAAGGAAGGCAAAGACACAAACTGCACAGAATATCAGACTGAAAACTGGTGTAAGTAATCCTGTTCCAGGAAGTGGTAAAAGTGCAACGCAAACTGCAGGTGGTTTCATACCTTTAAGCCAGATTACAGTAACTAAATAATTAACCCATAAATTGTAACAATATGAACGCGTTTTTGCCCCAGTTGAAGTTCCAGGTGCAGGAAAGTATGTTCGACTCCAAGTCGATGCTTGACGAAACCAACTTCTATCACCAAAGGCAGGGTATGCCATCAGAGCTGACAAAGCAACTGACCTATATCCTTGGTTCCTATACCAAAAATTATCCGATCTCTACCATGACCCTTGGTGGTGTGGGCTTCGGTAACAACAACACCGCTATCGAACTGGACGACGTTCAGTTTACCTACCCTGTTATGGGTCAGGATACCAAGGCATCGGTGATCTACTCAACAGAGTATACATCGAGCGATAAACCTGGTATAGGGAACAGCATATTCTATGCTACCTTCCCCGATAACTGGATCAAGCGTTATTACATTATACAGAGTACCAACCGTATTGAGGCTTACGTACATAGCGATAACACCAAATGGGTAGAACTATTTACCCAGGTTGCCGAAAGTGAATCACGTTCTACTGAGAGCAAAATGGTTATGCCAGGTTTGTTCAAGAACCAAATGGGTTTCATGAGGGCTGGTATGAGCTGGGCCGGTAATGCTGCCAACAAAATGATGAAGATCAATGTAGGTGTGGCACAACCTGATGGTAGTATGAAAGAAACCATGGTGTGGATGGATTACTTCATGTGGCAGTTTGAAAAACGCTGGTTAGAAGAATGCGAACATTACTACTGGTATAGCCGCTATAACAGGCAGGCAGATGGTACTATCGACCTGAAAGACTTGTTAACCGGCAAGGTTATTCCTACTGGTTCAGGTTTACTGGAACAGATCATCAACAAATCAACCTATTCAAGCCTTACCTATAAATCACTGGCTGCAAAGATCGGTGATGCATTGTTCGGACAGAATGATTCTGCTGGTATGAATATCACCTTGTATGGTGGTACAGGTGCGCGCAGGGAGTTCCATAAAGCTATCCTTGCTGAGGGTGGTACTTACTTAACCAACTACCAGGCGGTGGCTGATAAGTTTGTAACTGGTTCAGGTAGTAACCTGATGCTGGGTGGATACTTCGATGGTTTCTATCATATCGATGGTTACACTATCAAGTTCAAACACAACCAAATCTACGATACAGGACGTGTGGCTAAAGCTTCACCATTGCATCCTCAAACCGGTTTACCCCTGGAATCTTACCGTATGACCTTCATCGATGATGGAGATGTTGACGGTCAGCCAAACATCCGTCACGTAGCACAGAAAGGACGTGCTTACCTGGATGGTGTGGTACCTGGTCTTACACCAATGCCAAATTCATTAAAGATACTGGTTGGACAAAACAGTGGTGGCGCTGAATCCAAAGTACTGGCAACAGTACAGGATAAGAGCGAATATACCCGCTTTAAATCCGGTGGTATCCAATTAATGAGGGGTAACCGTTGCTTCGACTTACAGTGCGTTGCAGGTTTATCATAAGTCTGTCTGGTGTTTGTTTACTCATTTATCCAACCCCTGTAGCAATACAGGGGTTTTTATATTAGTGGATTGCTTATATTTGTTGTACTAAAATCATTTATATGGATACGAGTAAACACCCAAACAGTCACAAGATTACCATTCACCGACTTGGAAACTTCCTGTCTAATGCACAAAGAAAGAGCAATGATATGTTCTTTGCCGGTGCCAGGGAATCAATAGGCTCCTATTTTGAAAACCAAAACTCTCACCGTGTAGGCTCAGGCCTTACTATGGAAGAGGAGAAAGTATTAATGCCACTGGTGATTGATACTGAAGTTACTGACCGGGACTTTCGTAAGAAGGTAACCGAATTCTTTAATGACATTACTACACCGGTACCTTATGATACTGGTGTAGAACTGGAGATCGGCCTGGAAAAGGATAACAGTTTGCCAATAGCAGCTGATAACCTGCCATTAAACACGATGGAATTTATTCGCTACCGTCATGCAGCTAACCATCCATGGACAGCGCCAAGTAAAGAAGAGGGAATTGGTAACCAAAGTAAGAAGTATTACATCTTTGATAAGGAAATGCTGCAGGGTAGCAAGACCAAAACCCGTAAAGAGCAGGATGCTGCTATGGCCATCTATCTAAAAGTAAAAATAGATAAGGAAGCTATTGACCAGATGCTGACATTACTGGGTGAGGATGTAAGAAAATATGTGGGCGATAAGAATGCAGAAGAAAATAAACTGGAGAAATTGCATGAGTTAATGATACTTGACCCGGTTAAGTTTAAGGAAACTTATGATGAGGGAGAACTGTCCACCCGTTCATGGATAAATGGAATGATTATCACCGGTGTATTAAAGAAAGTGGGTAAACGTATACTGGATACTGAAACCTCAGAAGAGATTGGTGGTAGTATGGAAGAGGCCATATTCTTCTTCCTGGATGAGAAGAACTCGGCTTTCGTTGGAGCCTTAAAGGCCCGTCAGCAGGAAGCAGCCAGCCATCCGGTATCAAAAGAGATCAGGAAAACAGTCGTAAATAAGTAACGTATGACAACAAGAGATATGCACATTGAACTGGATCAGTCTACACAGGTAGTAGCTGCTAACCGTACACGAAAGTGGTATCCGGAAGAGAAAGACTGGGTATTAAATAAAATCCAGGAACAATTCATACGCTCAAAGCTGCGTCCGCTTAAAGACAGGGAAGGTAAACTCACCGGAGGATTTGAACTTGACCAGGCTGGCACAGATGATATAAGGATGCTGCTTAGTATTAATGTACCGCTAAAAGCTTATATACAGGATAATGAAAGATATAAATGTTATTTGCCTGCTGATTATGCTTATCTGGTTGGTGATGGTAGCAGAACTTCATTGTTATGTGGCGCTGCTCCTGCAGTAAGTAATGAGACTTTATATATAAGCTTTCTGCAGCAACAGCGTTCAGCATTAAGTTCAGGCCCGTACTATGCTACTGAATCCATATCAATGCCTAATACCACACTAACACTGCCTAATGATATGCCGTATGGCAATACTTATACAGGATATGCAGATAAAAATGATATTGATTTCCTGGTACCATGGATATTATGGAAAGGCGGATGGAGATGGGAGAGGTTTGATAACTTTTATAAACCATCTTCTTACATCTGGGTACAGAGTAGTAATCCGTCTATACCAGCTATTATTGTAGATGGTAATGCAGCAACTGTTGAATCTACCAGTACTATGGCCATGTCTTACCACACAGCGTCTGGTTCTAAATTAGTCAATAACAGGCTATCATCCAGTGATACTATACGAAGCTTAAGGCAGGCATCCTTTTATAAAACCGCTGCATACTCTCCATTAAGTGAACTGGAAAAGGATATTTTATGGGTGTATAGAGATGATAACTTTATAGTTAGCGCAGTCGAGATTTCGTATATTAGGAAACCTCGGCCTATTGATATAAGTTTGAATAGTAATTGTGAACTGGCTGAAGGAACCCACCGCATAATTTGCGATCTTGCTGCAGAATATCTGCAGGGCAGGGCCAAAGATTTACAAGGCAGGGAAGTTTCAGAGGCACAATTAACAAAACGGATCGTTTTATAAACCCATAAAAATATTATCATGGTTAAGAATCGTTATTTTAAAGATACACTCGGTAACTTCAGCGAACTGGCTATTGTTACCCAGGTTGATGCTTCCGGTAGTACATCTGCCACCCAGCAACCTTCTGTAGCTACTGTTTCAGTAACTGTTTCAGGCTCACCTACAGCAGGCCATGTTTTAACCCTTACATTCAGTAATGGTTTAGTAGTAAACTATACAGCGCCAGCTACACCTACTACAGCTATCCTGAATGCAGGTATAGTAGCAGCTATTGAAGCTTTATTGCCTGCAGGTTCAAGTGTAACCTCAACCGGTACCACCACACAGGTAATTACTATTGGTGTGCCAGGTGCTTCTTATAATGCAGTGACTATTACCACTACTGCTTCAGGTGCGAGCTGGACTCCGGGTTCTGTTGCAACCTTTGCAGGTGGTGTGAATGCTGATGCTACTGCAGCTGACAGTTATAAATTATTTGCAGCCAATGCACTAGCAGGTTCTATATGGGCTTTCTGGTATGATACTAACCTTGCCCTTGCGCCCGGCGATACAGCTAATGCTCTTAATGCAGGCCGTAAATATTACTACGCATGGAAGCAAAATGATGGTGTGATGATTCACAGGACAAGTCCTATTACAGTAACTGGTAAAACGGTTACCACACAGGCTTACCAGGCAGGTACACCGCAGATCATGACACTTACCTCAACTGGTACCTTCTCTTTAGGGCAGATCGTACACGTAAGGATAATTGATATGACACCAACCCAGTTACCTTATGCATCTTATGATTATGTTGCAACGATTGGTGCCAGCGGTATTAACCAGGCAATGACTGATCTGGCTACTGCTATCAACGCAGAAAAGACTGATCCTATCGTTACTGCCACTGCCTCAACCAACGTATTAACTATCACCGGCATTAAGAACTATGTTATCTTTAAGATAGCAGCCTTTAACGAGGTGACTACCGCCCAGCCAAGTGACTTAAGTGTATTTACTTTTGCCACTACACAAAAGGCCCTGATGACTATTGGTGATATTAACTACGTAAAGGAGTTGGAATTATATTACAACAATAATGCTGGTGGTATCAACTACGCACCAGAAGGAACACGGCCGATTGAGTTTGGTGATATTCTTTCCAACATCGGAACCAATAGCGTAACCCAGTTTGGTTTATTGCTGGTAACTGATGAGAAACTGGAAAAGGGTGTTACCCGTCAGTATAATCATACACAGAAAATACTGATTGCGATCAAGAATACTGATTTGGCTACACTGGCCGCACTGTAATTAACCCTCTGTAAAATATAGAAATCCCTGTGCAGCCACTGCATGGGGATTTTTAATTACCTTAGATAAAAATTACCACATGGCAGAGTACAATTCATTAAGCAGTATCACTGCAGAAATTGCCAGCCACCTGAAAAAGGAACTGGATGAGCCATTCAAACGTATGCTGGGCCAGTCAGTGAATAACTGGAGGAGCCGGCTACTCAGGAACTCACTGCAGGATAAACCTAATGAGAGTAAATTCTTCAGGCAAACTATATATATACCAATGATCAGTGCAACGGCATTACCAGGCTGCATCAAAGGCCCTTCTCTTTGCCCGGTGATGCAATCAGCTAAACCATTGCCTAAATTAGTACGGTACCAGACCTCACTGGTGGATTATATTGGAAGTGTGGATGGTAGTTATCCCTTTGCAGAGGAAACCCCCGGAATGGGAGTTTACCTCACCGCAGGTAAGTACTCCTCTAAGCAAGTATTCTATAGCTTTATTAACCGGTATATACAGGTTAAGAATCATCCAAACCTTACTATAATAAGAGCAGATGGGGTGTTTGAGGATGCTATGGAAGTAATGCAGTTCAACTGCGATGCGGGAATGAACTGTGATTACTGGGACTTGCCTTACCCATGCACCGGTGATGTGGTACAAATAATCATCGCTGCAATAGTGGATAGTTATAAACTGGCCCCGGCCGATAAGGATATTGAAGTTTCACCTCAAAACCAGGAGCATGCCCCGGACGGTAAATAAAAAAACATATACCCTGGTAGACATCTGGCAGGATTATGTAAAACAGGTATTGACAGAACACCCAGAATACTGGACAAGATTTAAGAACTATATGTCCAATTATGTTATTTACCGTAAAGTAGGTAACAGGGTAGAGGAAGTAATGAGTTATGTACGATACCGCAAGATAGTGGCAGAGTATATCACCAGGGCCAAGAAGGCTATCATAAAAGGAGAGGCAGTTAATATTACCGGAAGTGTAGGTAAGATATGTGCCCGGCGTGTGGAAAGGGATTTCAGGGCTACCAAAAAGAAGGTGGATTATCATAAAACGCGTCAGCAACCACTCGTCGAAGATCCGGTAACAGGTAAGAAGAAATATGCTCATGTGATTTACTTTAGTGATGATGACTGGTGCAGGATTGGATGGCATAATACCCATAAAATAAAGAATGAAAAGGTGTATGAATTCAAGCCAACCAATCCCAACAGTGCCGGCAAAGGTGATACAGGATTTAAAGCACAGTTCGTGGCAGCATTAAGGGCAGACCCTTTATTAAAATACCAGTATCTGTATTTCACGATCAAACAAAATAAGGAAACAACATGATATACAAATCAACTTCCATAGAAGATGTTATCGGCCGGGTATTACGCAATACCAGGGTACAGGACAGTTCCTATATCACTGATATGGGAGAGTGGATACCTGAAGCGATGGATTATATGAAAACCCGGGTATCCCTCCAGCTACTATGGAAGGATGTGGAGATAGATTTCTATAAAGGAAAATTACCTTGCGGATTACGTACACTCAGGGCAGTATCACATAATAACTGCAGGCTAAGGCCTTATGAAGGGGTTAAAGCTGCCAGCGCAGGAAGGGAAAGAGATGAAGACCGGACTTTAATGTTTGTATCAGCTCCTGTTGGCCCGATAACCACTACCCATTCAGGAACACTTACTGAGTACGATTACGTATGGACAATACCAACTGATAATACCATAGGATTTATATACCTGATAGTAAGTATGGTGATTAATGGAACCACTACTTCTGTCAATGTATCGGTGAATACCAGTACCACACCAAATATAAACAGCACGATCGCGGCATTACAGACAGCGTTAAACGCACTGGGTAAGGGTACCTTTACAGTAACCTTTGATTTGTCTAACAATATAGTGATCTCCACACTGGCCAATACCAATATACTGGGCCAGATACAGGAAGCTACCACCAAGTTCTCTCCATCAGGCGCTCCATTCAATTATTATTCTCCATCAGTGACCACTAACACAGTGCCCATCGGTGTAGACACATTACTGGAAAGTAACGTGCCTTATATTCCGGCACAGACCTTCAATATAGAAACAGTAATGTCATTACCCTATTCAGATGAAACTTACTACACCGAACTGGATTGGATAAATACCTCATTCAAATGTGGTAAGGTAAGGTTATACTATATGGCCATACCTGTAGATGCCAATGGATTCCCACTGGTACCGGATAATGGTAATTATAAGGAAGCCATATACTGGTATGTGAGAAGCAGGATGATTGGCGCAGGTTATAAAGATACTGTATTCAAGTACCAGGAGTGTGAACAGAAATTTGAACTGCATGCTGCACGGGCCATGGGCCAGATACGTTATCCTTCAGTTGATCAGGCAGAAACCCGCATGCAGCAGGGTAGCCGGTTGATAATGGATATGAACTACTTTGATACCTTTTTCAGTAACCCGGGTAATGAAAGTTATACACAAATGTTATGAAGCAACAAAAGCTATTTCTTGACTCCAGGCCAGAGGGCCAGCCGGAAGGTACTTATCCTTATGGTAAGAACGGTGTGCAGAATGACGTGGAAGGTACAGTATATAATGAACCTGGGTTTGCTAAAATGGCTGCAGTTACGCCCTATACACTGATGGGGGTAATAGAAACAGATGATAAACCGGTATTATTCTCAACCAATAATACTGACTCTGCTATTGGATACTTCGATCCGGTAACAGGAAATTACGTACCGGTAATACATGATAAACCGGGATCCCTGGTAAACTGGCCCACTGATGGTAGCAGATTAAACTTTAATACTGCTAATTACATAACTGGCGAGGCACAAAGAAATTATAAGGGGCAGATAGTTGCAGCCTTTACCGATAAGAATACCTTTCTAAAATATATTAACCTTGATGCGCCCAATATACAAAAGTTGGATGATATTAGGTTCTTCCCTGTAAATACACCGCCTGATATAGTATTGACTGAAAGTTCCGGTGGATCCCTGCAACCAGGGACTTATTATGCATCGGTGAATTATGAACGCAATGATGGTACTATTACACAACGCTCAGAAATATCCGGGTCTATTACGATAGCCCCAGGTGATTTTGGATTGGCAACCAGTAAAGCAATACTGGTAACCATTAATAATGCAGATACCGATTATGATTTCATAAGGGTAACTATTATATCTAAGATCAACGGAATCACAAGTGCTGCTGAATTGCAGGATACTGTACAAATAACCAATACTACTGCAGAATTATTATTTACAGGGGATAACCTGTCAACTGCAGTAGATATATCAGAAGTATTAACGCCACCTGCAGTATACACCAAAGTAAAAACTATGGGCCAGCTTAACGATAAGCTTTACATGGCAGATGTGGAGGTAGAACCTGATATTAATGATATGCAGCCTTATGCCAGTATAGTTACATTAAAGTGGACAAGCCAGTTACTTAATGCAGTATCAGCACCGGCTGATCATGTTAATGGTACTATACGGGGATTCATGCACGAAGAGGTGTACTCATTTTATATAAGGTATCGTAAAACACGCGGAGGCTATACTAAAGCCTATACTATCCCGGGCCTTACACCAGTGAGTGGTGATCTGGCAGCATCTTCAGAAGCCACTGCTTCAGGATATACAGGTGGCAGCGTACCTAAATTTAAAGTAGATGATACGATACATAGCTTCTCAAGCCTTACCGGGGATTGCGGAGTATGGCAAAACGCTACAGAGGTTTATCCGGATATAGCTGATTTTGACTCTACTGGTTTAGGTGGCCGTAACCTTCGCGCCCAGCCAGTACTGCATCATAAAATGCCTTCACTGCGTTGGTGTAAGGCAAACTTGTATTCATCAGAAACAGAATACGGTAAAACTAAACTGGATATACTGGGTATTACACCATCCAATGTTACCATACCTGCAAAATATACAGGTATCATCGACGGGTACCAGATACTATACGCTAAACGTACACCGGGTAATATGACCAATTACGGTCAGAGTGTATTATTACATGGCGCTGTAGATGTACCAGGTACAGCCCTGGGAACCGGAACGGCACCCATATATACATCAGGGGGTAACTGGAGTACTTCGGTATGGCATCAGGGAAAGGGTGATTATAACGATGACTGGGAACTGGTACAATTAAGACAGGATACTATAAGGTTTCATGCTTTTGATATATTGTTTAATAAACCATCCATGTCCCCGACCTTTATCTCTTCACAATTAAAACTGAGGAGAAACAGTCTCAGGGCAGAAGGTTACCTGGAAGATGGGGCAGATGGTAATACAGAGGAACCAATCAGTCATTTAGTGGATTATACCCGTGGTATTACACCAGTAGTGGCCAGTACCGGTCATTATTTACGGGCGATCAATAATAGTTTCTACCTGACCAATGGATTAAGTGCAGAAACCTTTGTTAACTCAAGGCATGAGAACTGTTATGCTGCTACATTAAAAGGTACTGCATGGGCCTTGTCCTATGGGGATAGTGGTATACGTATCAGCGGACAAAGCTATACTGAAGCTGCTGTGGGTTCACCGGATTATGAAGAGACATACCTAATCAACCTGATAGCATTAAAACAGGATATTTACAGTAATTTCTATAACCAGCGACTTGTAACAGCCGGTAATTCGAGGATACTGACAGATCTAAGTACCATATATGGCGGGGATACCTTTGTAAGTGATTATACTTTCCATACCTATGGACGTCATGATAGTGTGGATACACGCGGTTCAGGTAACCAGGGTATCAAGGTAATACGCCGTTTTGTATGTGAATCAGTATCGAATATACACCTGCGTTATGAGATAGCAGGTAATGAATACAGTAAGTGGTATCCTGCCACACAGGTAACGCCAAACAACCCCGCGCAGTGTTATATTACCACTCACGACCGTAGTAAGGATCCTAACCAGTTTGGTTACACCAGGGACTTAAATGCGGTCAATGACTTTGTACCATCTACAGTATTCAATCCCTTCCTGGAAGAGATCACTGTATTTCCTTACAGGATACACCGGAGCGGTAAGCTAAGCCGGCAAAATAAGTTTAGTAACTGGAGAACAGTATTACCACTGGATTACTATGAATGCCAGAAGAACCGTGGTAAGATAATCAAAGTACTGGGTATGAACGATAGATTGGTTATACATCATGAGAAGGCCCTGTTCCGCACGCAAGATAAAGCTAAGCTCGATGCAGGTTTACTATCCATTACACTGGGCACCGGTGATATATTCCAGTTCGAGCCACAGGAAGGTAAGGCAAGTAAACTTGGCTATGCTGGTACTCAGCATGAACTTGCCTGCCTGCAGATACCGGGAGCCTACATATTCGTTGATGCCTCACAGGGTAATATCCATATTATGGAAGATGCTGTATCAGGAATGAATGGTGGTATTAATACCTTCATCAGGGATATACTGATAGCTACCACAGGCACCAATCCATACACCGGTGATGGTATCATACTGGGCTGGGATAATAGGTTTAAAAGGGTGTTTATGACCATTAAGAATGGCAGTAATAAACTTACCATGTCCTATACCATGTATTCTAAAGCCTGGGTATTCTTTCATGATTATGCACCCGATATGTATATCCATATCAGGGAACAATTATATACTGCTAAGGCTAATACAATATATGAGCATAATGCAGGCTTACCGGGAATGTTCTATCAGCCTAATACTGACCCGCCATATCCATTCTTTATAGATGTCATATTCCCCGGTGATGCTGACATGACACTGGCTACAGTAAACTGGCGTTCAGATTATATCACCGGAATCACTAACCAATTATTCCAGACATTATCTCATATAAGTGTATGGAATTCACACCAGCACAGTGGAAGAATATCCCTGGTGGAAAATCTGCCATTACTGGATAAACAGATACGCCGCACAGCCGGAGAATGGTCATTTAATGACTTTAGAAATATACTCAAGTCTAAAGGAGTACAATTCCTTCAGGATGTGTATCATGACTGGCTATTAGACAGTACTCAGGCTGATTCAACATTACCATGGTACTTTAAAGAGCTTTTGACAGATACATGGTTTTGTGTTAGATTTGAGTTCGATAATACAGAGGAAGGTACCATATACCTGAACAATGTTAATATCACCGCAGAAAAATCAGGACGATGACATCATTATATAAAACATACAGGAAAGCAAAACTCGCCGATGGTGGTGGAATGGATTACATGAGTTTGATACAAAGTGTGGCAGCCATGGGTAATGCTGTAGTGGATGCTACTGCTAAACCTGATCCAGTATCCGGAAGAACATCGATATTGGATGATACAATAAAAGGGGAGTTCAGTATGGAGCCACTCGGCCCAACACTGGCACTACTCAAGGGATTAAAAGAGAAGATGGCTGCAGGAAATGAATTAAAACAGCAGGCTCTTGCACAAAACCTGGCAGAGAAAAATAATAATGTAGGACTTCATCCTGAATTACTGGAAGGATATAAGAACTCCGGTTACTATGCTTTTGGAGGCCCTATGGATGATGGAGGTGGTAGAAAGAAATCTAAGCTCAACTCAACTGTACGCACTCCATTTAACCGGTATTCAGCCCAAATAGACTTTGATGGTAAAACTGGAAACTTTGATCCGGATAAAACAATGAAGATAATGGCCAGTTTCATGCGTAATAACATGCCACCGGAATCTGACAGGCCATCTAATAATTATAATCCGGACTGGCAGCATACCAGTTTCGATCCTGCGATAGATGGTAATGCAGTAACTTATGCAGCCAATGGTGGTTCGATACATATCGATCCTGCTAATAAAGGAAAGTTCAATGCCTTAAAAGCAAAGACTGGTAAGAGTACCGAAGAACTCACCCATAGCAGTAATCCCCTTACCCGTAAGCGTGCGGTATTTGCACAAAATGCATCTCACTGGAATAAGAAAGCTAATGGCGGGGAGATGACTAAATTTGCAGAAACTGGTACGGATATATCAGCTCCTATTGCACGTATGTTTATGTCAGGTGGTAAAGCAAAACCACTGTCCTCTGATAACGCGATCATGGTGGGTAAATCACATGCTGAAGGTGGTATTGATATTCCCGAAATGAATGCAGAGGTGGAGGGTGGAGAAACCACTAAAGGGGATTATGTATTCTCTAAACGTCTAGGCTTTGCAGGTTTACATAAACCAATAGCCATGGCAAAGGGTAAGATAGAGGCTAAGCCACTTACTCCTGACAGGGTTAATGCTTTAAAATTACTCAGTGGAAAAGAGGATGTATTAAGGCAGCAACAGGAATTATTAAAATCTAAACTCGGTGTACAATGACAACCTTGGTAAAATATAAGAAGTTTGCAATGGGTGGATTCGCATTAAGCAATCCTGATGATCCCCCTATTGACTGGAATAAAATATCTAATCTGGGTATCAGCTCACTAAAGCCATTATCCTCGTTTAGTAATGCACCAGTACCTTTAAGTACTGCTACACCGGCAGCGCGTGCCTTAGCAGTTACCCAGCCAATGCCTGGATTACAGTCACGTTCCACTCCTGATATACCCAACACTTATACTACAGCATCAGGTAGTAGCCTGGAAAGTATAATAAGTAAGATTGCCAGTAAATCAAGTGAGGTAACACCTTATTTATCCAATATCAGTAATGCTTCTAGAAAAGTACCCAAGCCAACTATGCCGATACTGGATACTTTTAATAATCTGCAGAAGGTAAACTTCGCCAATGAACGTAATGATATTAATACGCAGGGGGCTGCTGCTGACCGGGCTACGGAGCGTAATGTAGATGCTAACACCGCTGAGGCAATTAAGAAGTTTAACCAGGGCCAGCAATTCACCAGGTTATCTGCAGTTAACGAAAGAGAGAGTAATACCAATGTGAACATAGGTAACCAGCAGGCACAAATGGATGCACGCACCAAAGAATTGAATAGTGATAAGATGAATGACTTCTATAGTGCCCGTACTGCTTCTCAAATAGCACAGCAAAGGGAACAGTCAGCCAATGTAGCCAATGCCGGTGATAAGATGGTAGAGATTGGTAATGAGAAAAGGAAAGCGCAGGTGGAACAGGATAAGACCCGTACACTGGCCAGTATGTTTGCCACCTCCGGTGTAATGGACAGGAATAGGGCTAAATTAAAAGCATCCGGTGTACCTGACCCATTGGGAATTGATTATAAAGACCTGGAAGAAAAGAAAGCTTATGGTGGTATGATGAAAGCTATACCATCAGTTAAATTATACAAGTAATGGCAATACCAAAAGCATCATTATATGACAGGTACAAGCTGAGCAATAGTTCAGCTATTCCTATGTTTGAGGGTAGCAATGGCCCTGAATCTATTCAGGTAGCCTCTCATCTGCAGGGAATATACGATACTGCCTCACAGGGAGCGGCTGATATTGGTGATGCAGTGAATAATGTACAGGCATTAGGGCCTGACCAGTCTTTAGCTAAGGAGTTACAAGATAACATCCATAGTAAGATCGATGAGTATTCCAAAGCTGGTAACTGGGAAGACATGCTTCCGCAGGTTCGTTCCCTTGGCCGGCAGTATGCCGCACGTTCAGCAGAACTTTATCAGCCAGTACAGCAGTTTAATGAGTGGCAGAAAGGATTGGAAAATAAAGACCTGAATCTTACACCCTACCAGAAGGATTCTCTTAAATCTATGGCGCTATCTAATTACCAGGGTTTAAGGAAAGACCCCTCTGGTAAACTCGTGGGTAAGTTTGACTCACCGGAGATAGCCAAGAATGTAGATGTGAACAAGAAAGTAGATGAATGGATGAAGGATATTGCCATACAGAAAGGTGGTTCAGAAATAGCCAATGTTAATGGTGAATGGAAGATAAAGAAGGGTAATAACTGGGAAACCTTAGCACCAGGCACTATTGAAAGAACGCTTAACGATGCTATGGCCAATGATAATGAGTTCATGGCCCATGTAAAACAGGAGGGTGATATTGCAGGCTATAACGGAATGAAAGCAGTACGCAGTATGGATCAGCTTGCACCGGCTGTACAGCAAATAGTAAAAGATAATATAGCCAAAGGTTATCCATTAAGACAATCAGTACAGGCTGCGCTGGCTACTGCACAGCAACAGCATATCATGAATACTGCCAAAGATTATGCAGTAACCAAGTACCAGTATAATAAACGTGTAACCAGCAGCGATATTGAGGACAATCCTAATTACTGGAAGGAACGTGAAGAGAAAGCCAAAGCACAGAATGGTATCTTCGGTGATGTGGTGACTGGTGGTGGTATTGATGTTAGCAAGTATAATAGTGCTGATGACATCGAAACTAACCGTACTGCTGCAGTTAAAGACCTGGAACGTGCAGGTAACGAGATAGGAGCAGCTAAAAATGTAATCGCCGCTAAACTGGGTACTGCAGTAGATAACCTCACCGACAAACAAATACAAGACTACTATGCTAAATACGACCCTGCAGGACTGGGTAAATATAAATCTAACCTGCAGGCTATGCAAAGCAATCAATCCAGTATTGATGAGGCTGACCAGATACGTACTGCAGCAATGGATTTAGCTACCCGTAAGAAAAACCCGGGATTATCCTATGATGAATTACAGAAAACCAGTACTGATAACTTCCAGAAAACAGCTAAGGGCCTAAAACTGGTTGCTGAGGATGGTACTAAAATTACAGATCCTTCTAAGTATACTGTTATCGATGGGGCACAGCATGCCTTCGGTGATAACTATGTAGAATTAAAAGACAGGTCTACTGGTAAAGTATTGAAGCTAATAACTGCGGGACAGAGTGGCGATAACGCCAATGATAATGATAAGCTTACTAATATAGCCGGCAAGTTCAATGGTATCAACTGGAAGGATACCTGGAAGGATGCGGCTACCAATATACGTTCCAACAGTATGTGGATGCCATTACTTAACAAGAGTACACCAGATGGACAAACCACTAAAGCCGGTGAATATGAAACCAGGGTTAAATCCGTACTGGAGGCTGGTAGTGGCGGATTAAATGTAAAAAATGCGGACTTCGGTGATATTAAGGGAGATGATGCACAGGAGATGCGTGATAGAATTGCTTCTGGTAAATTTGAGGTTAAAGGTATTGGTAAAGTAAAAGCCGATGGTAAAATGTATGTACAGTTATCTGTACAAACATCCAGTGAGAAGGACGAACCAGATCCGGCCAAACGTTTCAAAACTATAGTAGTTGGTGTAGAAAGTAATGTGGCCAATAAACTGGCTGGCTATGCAGTGGATGCAGGACGCAGGGACAATGATATACGCACTTATCAGTTCGGTCGGGCCATGGCACCAAACAGTGGCTATGAACAGGTATTAAATATGGGTAGTACCGGAAGACTCCAAATAACTGAAAAAGGAATAGCATCAGGACGTGGAGGCAATGAGATTGTACAACGCCCTACCGAAGAGGTGGTACCTAATATCACCGGTTCTTCTTCAGATGCTATGACCTATGAAGTATACAAACTCGATAGTGAGGGTAAACGTACAGGCCAGGTAGAAACCTTCAATGATGCATTTGATTTAGGGGCTTACCTGGATGCTCATAAAGATGCAGGAAGAACAATAGTAAAGAAGACTAAGTAATGATACAGAATCCGGACGATCTATATACAGGCGGCCCGGGGCCTAAAGCCCCTCTTCCTAAACCAGCAGCAGCGCCTGCAGGTAATCCCGTGGATAATTATATGGCCATGCGTGCTACCGCACAACCTTCTATGCAGCATGCCGGTTCTTCTTTTAAAGTAGAGGGAGTAGATAACAGTGACCAGGCAAAATTATTCGGTGATACTGGTATTTATGATCCTGGCCTTACTGGTGAGAATATATCTCAGCAGGCAGGAGCCAGGCAGAGCTTTGGTAATAAACTGGCCCGCCGTGCTATTAATATAGTTCCAAATATGGTAGCTGGCTTAATTGATATGGTGGGTAATGTAGGTTCACTGGCCTTTGAATGGGGTGATAACCGCAATTATCATAACGGACTAAATGATATAGCTGATAGTATCAAAGACCCCGATGGTAAGGTATATCACCAGAGTAATGATACCTGGGCTATTAATGACCCTGCCTGGTGGGTAGACCACATTGGAGGATTCGCTGAAATGGCAGGTACTTTTGCTGTGGGTGGACTTGGCGCTTCTAAATTATTAGGGTTGGGAGCTGAGGCTTTAGCCGGAGTGGATGATATTTCACAGGCTGGTAAACTATGGCAAGCCGGCACACAAATGGCCAACTCATCCCTGATGTCTTATGTAATGGGTGCGCAAGGTGGTGCCAATGTATATAAAGAAGTTTATGATAACCAGTTCACGAAGCTTATGGCTCAGGGCTTGTCTTCTGATGAAGCGCATACCCAGGCTACACATATCGCTGCACAATCTGCAGCCTCTACAGCTCAGTTGACTACCATGCTTACTATGGGGATGAATGTAGGGGCTTTCGCGCCATACTTTAAATCCCAGGAAGATGCTGTCACCGATGTCATTGCCAAGAACATAGCTGGTGCAGAAGATCGTACTGCAGGTGGATTAGCCGCCAGTGTAAGAGGTATGAATGCTGAAGATTATGCTGACCAGTTATTTCATCATAGTACTATACTGCAGAAAGTAGGTGAGATGGGTAAGATCGGTACGGAGATGCTGGCTATCAAGTTCGCTGAGAAGACTGGTACTGATCTGGGTAACAAAGGAAAGACCAGAGGCTTCCTGGATCAACTCGGTGAATTAAGTAACGTAGTGGACAGGGTAGGTAACTCAGAAGGTTTACTATCCTTTGTGATGGGGGCTGCTATGGGCGGGCTGCAGCATTACCTCACTAATAATATTATACCTGGCCGCAGTATTGATAAACTGGATCCTGATGGTACACCAATGCAGGCAGTGGATAAAGAAGGTAATCTGATGACTGATGACAACGGCGTACCGGTTATACAGAAATCATTTGTTACACCAAGGGCTTATGAAAAGGACTTCACTAAACGGAGGTTTAATAATATAAGGGATGCCATTGCTGCAGACTTCGATGCACATGACCAGGCTCAGCAGGATCTTATAAAAGCAGTGAAGGACAATAAACCCCTGGATGCTGAGGAGGCTAAGGACAGGATGTTCAATGTAACTAAACTATCAGCTATTAAGATGGGCCTTACCGAACCATGGAAGAAGACCTTTGATAGCATAGCCAATATGTCCCCGCAGGATGCACTCTCAGCTGGCTACACCAATGATGTAAAGGATGATAGCTATAAGACTAAAGCCAATGATGCAATAGCTGATCTCAGTCATCTTACTGATTTATATCAGGGATTAAAGAAGAAGTACGGCAGTAGCCCTACGATGGATCCACTGGTTGATATGGTATTCGGCCGCATGGCTGACATCTATGATACTGGCAAAAGGCTGGAGAAGTTTGAGAAGAACCTTACCGATAAAGAGACTGAGGAGAATTATATGACCAAGCTCACTAATCCACAGGAATTCTCTGATAATCTGAATGAGTATTTACGTCAGCATAATTCAGCAGTGGAAGTAGAGAAGCAATTACTGGAAGATCACAAAGCTTTAATAAAAGGTGATCCTAAAACAGTACAGGATCTGTTAACCAAATACCGGGCTACTGGCTTTGGTGATGGAGATACAACTGGTTCAGCAAGGGGTCTGGCTATCAAACTGGGTAATAAGCATGAAGAAGTTATTGCAAAGGTTAAGCAGGCTGAAGAGAACCTGCTTAATAGCTCTGACTACGTTAAATGGTTAGAAGACCACCCTGATGGAAAGTTTGACCAGTTCATGGAAGAAGTGAATGACCATGCTAACCTTTCTGCAGAGAACAGGTACATGCGGGCTGAGCTGGATAAGGCTAAAGAAGTACATGACATTGCCAAAAAGAATATGAGTGATATGACAGCGGACAGCAGTGTACGTAAGTTTAGCCGTAAAGCTAATGAATGGATTGACCAGTTGAAGAAACAAACTGATGAGGATAATAAACGTGATACGGTAAGGCTTGCTGAAATGACCAAGGATAAAACTACCCTTGACCAGTTACAGAAAATAGAACTTAACCGTATCGCTGAGGCGCATCGCGTGGAAAGAGATAAAACCTATACTACCATTAATGATAATGTAGCTAAGATACAGAAACTTAAAACTGCTATGGACAGCGTAAAGTCCAGTGACATACTACGCACCCTGGGATTAAAACGCCAGATAAAAGAACTACAGAAGCAGAATGAATCTTTATCAGCCAGGGCAAAGAAATTGGATACCCTGTTCAATGAGTATCATGTAGATACTGCACCGGATACTAAACCTGTAGATGTGGAAGAAGTGACAGGTGAACAGGATGGTAAGATAACTGAAGATGCCAGCCAGTTTCCAACCACAGCAACTATTACAGCACCTTCTATCAAAATAGTAGGAGAACCAGAGCAGATTACTGAACCCATTGAATTAAGCACTGAGGTACCGGAGGAGGAAACTAAGAATGAAAATGATTATAGCCACCTGTATAGCCACCTGTATAGCCACCTGTATAAAGGTATTACCTCACCAGCGGTTAAGTTATCAATGAATAGGATACTGGATGGCCTATTCGATGGCACAGTAGGATTTTCTCTTGATCTGCTGAATAAAGAAATAGCAGCCGGTATTATCACACAGGAGAAGGCAGTCAAACTGTTAAGTAAAGCACAGGACTATGTTAATGATATTCAGGAAACTTACGACCTGCTAAACCAGCAATTTGATGTTGAAGATAATCAGCCAGTACCTGCAGATACAATACAGATCGAAGGTATTGAGGAGCCAACTACACCGGTAACCAATAACAGTGATGAGCCTGCACCAGATGATATTCCCATTCCACTGGGATACCATGCCGGCTATAAGATAGTGGAAGCTGCATCTACCGGCGCTACCAGTACCATCAATTATGATGAAGGTACCCGTAAAGATAAAGATGGTAAACTGGTTTACTTTAAAGTGGCCAGACCTAATGAACTAAATCCTAAACTTAACCAGGATATTCTGCATCCGGATAAATTATTGCCTAATACCAAACTCATCTATGAAGTGGATACAGAGTATGATGGTGAGAAGAATATAACCAATAACCTGAGTTGGGATAATGAAGGTAATGCAGTAAAAGAACGGGAAAAGGGTAGTGACTACCTGGATAATAATGGTAAGGTATTATCTCATCCCCGTAATATCGGTAACGTACCCATCCGTGTAATGGATGCCTCTACTGGTAAATATCTTTTTCACATCCGTAAACTGGATTGGCTGGAAGCGAAATTCCCAGACACTACAGATTACCGTAATATTGTGGATAAAATTCCTTCGCCAGATGGGGATGGATTTGTGGATAACTTAGATGCACAACGTGTGGAACTAATAAATTTCCGTTCAGCCATTGTGGATAAATTTAATCATGATGGTAAAGGAACTGAAGGGAAGATCTCATCTGAAGGTAAAGGAACCGGTAGATTGATACTCAATAATGAGACTACCAAGGGTGATGGTACTTCAATGAAATCAAAGGTTAAGCAGGAGTTTGCCATCAATAAGGCTAACCCTGAAAAATCTATGCTGCCTGATAAGTCATTACAACTGGTTATAACAGATAAAGATGGTACAATATACTCATTCAAAAACCATGAATTCGATAAACCACTGGGATTTGACCCATCTAAATCAAACATGGTTAAGGGCGGTGTAGGCGCAATGGTACCCGGGGCGAATGGTAAACATCTGTATGCGCCACTTACAGGTGTGAAGATAGTTGAAGGCGATAAACCTTCTGCCGGACTAAACTCAATTACCCGGGCTATCGAACTATTCTTACTTAACGACGGAACTATACCTGCTGTTGGTGACGAAATTAATAATATCAAGAGCAATACTGGCTTCAACATTGCAACGCCCAAGGGCCTTAAAGCATTCGTTAACCAGTACTACACTTACTCCCAGGGCTTCCAGGATTCCGTACTATCACCGGGAGTGGTGGATGATGAGCGTTTCCTATTCCATATTGAGGATAATGATAGCCGGTTACTGGATAAGACCAAGCAAATAAAGATTGGCTGGACAGGCCGTGGCGACGGTGTACGCTACGCTGATCTCACTAATGGTAGCCTTACACCAGCGTTTAAAGATATGCTAAAGGAAGGCCTTGCCACGCGCTCCCGTGCAGTTGTATACACCGACGCTTCTCAGGGATTGAAAGGTATCAACAGTATGGATAAATTTATCGATGCCATTCATATACCCGGGCAGGGATGGAAATTCAACGACTACGAAAACTATAATGAATATGTTAAGTCATTCTCTAAGACAGCGGTGTATGGCCGTAACCAGCTCGATGATGGTACATACGTATACACAGCTAATCCTTCACTACCCATTGATACAAAGGGTACAATTAATAATAGCTCATTCCTCATAGATGAGAATAAGACTGCTCAAACAGTTAAGGTACCGGAACCTGACGTAGAGAAGACTGGCGCTGAAATGCTGGACAGTCTTTTCGATATGTCGATCAGGGCCTCTAAACCTAAAGTAGTGGATGAGGCTGGTACCGGTTCAGATAAAAGCCGGCCACTCACTGTTCAAACCTTGGAAGAAATCTATAACTTTACCCCTGAAGCACAGCGTAACGGTAAAACTGTAAGGGAGGTATTTGAGGATCTTTCATCAAGGGGGCATGGTTATCTTTCTGATGGGTTCAACCCGTTTTCCCGCTGTCTTTAATACTACATGGCAATATGCGGTCACTTAGCAACTAACGGGGAAAAATCAATTCTATACGATGAACTGTACCAGAAGTATGGGGAAGAAAAAGCGCACGACATCTGGGAAACAGTACGCTCACAGCAATTCCTGAATAAATATGGTGACTGGCTGGATGGAGAGAAAACTCAACCAGATAATACAGCTATAGCAGAAAAGATCATGGCATTCAAAACGAAAGATGAGTTTGATAATGCTTATAATAAAGCTATAGAAGATTACCTGATGCCTGTATTACCAGAAGACAGTATGGGCACTGATGATTTTACATTGCCTGAGATTAAAAAGATGGTAACTAAGTTACAGTCTAAGAATAAAACAGTACCTGCTTTAAATAAGGTATCACTAGATACTAATGGTGAACCCACTACTGAGTGGGTAGAGAAGACACTTGGGTTGAATAAGCAAACTATATCCTTTAAAGAAGAGCCTACTACAGGGTATAGGAATCGTACCATAAAGAATGCCTCTGCAGATGCTACTATAGCAATAGCTACGGACTTTGGATCAGCTGGGGAAAGGCTAACACATAACTCGGTGGTTAGTCAAGGCAAAAAGTATATACCGTTAGATGCAGATAGCTTTACATTACTATTAAGACCCGATAATATCAAGAAGATAGTGAACCAGCTTAATTCAGTAAATGCAAAATCATTGAATATTGCTGGTAATGGTATATATACAATGAAAGGAATTTATACACAAACTCAAGTAGACGATTTTACCTATAAGTTATTGAAAGCAGTTACAGAACATCCAGACTTAAAGAATAAAATAGAATCAGTAAGGACAGGTGGACAAACTGGTTTTGATGAAGCAGGAGCAAAAGCTGGACTACGGTTAGGAATAGCCACAAATATACTAGCGCCTAAAGGATGGAAGTTTAGAAATGAATTTGGTACAGATATATCAAATGAATCAGCATTTAAAGATAGGTTTAAAGGAATAGAACCTCCAGAAGGAAGTATTAATAAACTACCAATTACAAAAGAGAAAGTTAGCGATACCAGTGCTATCGAGCATAAGTTTGAAGGTGCACGTGATAAGTCTGGCCGTATCACCGAAAAGAATATGCTATCCCAGGTGGATAAATTATATAAAGATGCTACAGCTAATCCTGATAAGACTTACGTACTACCTTATGAAATGGTAAGTGAGAAAGGCAAACTGGATACCGGTCATACTGCCAGGGAACTGGCCAAATTTTTGGATAGCCAGCCCATTCCGGATAATGTATCTATTAGCCCGGCTATACGTACACTCATCGATAACTCTCAAAAGAATCTTATAAAGGAATTCTCTATTGGCGCAGTACCACCGGAATTCATGAATAGCAATACACCAGCGGTAATGGAATCTGCTGCTAAGTTACTCATACCC